CACAGAAGCCGACCCGGAACGTGCCCGTGCCGTTCGTCGGCTGGGTCTCCTGCTTCCACAGCGACGCGATGCGGATCGGGCGGAGCGCGTCCACCGGGATGAGCCCTTTGTGGATCATGACCGCCTGACCGGTGACCTGGAGAACACGGCTGCCGTCGAGCCCGCCGCTCGCGAGGCAGACGACGCCGGAGCCGACGATGTCCCAGTCCTCGAGCACCAGCTGGTCGAACGCGAACTTCACCGGGAGGTTGAGAATCTGCTCAGCACCGGAGAGGGCGAACGACGGCAGCGTGTACTGATACACCGGCACATCACTGATGTCGTCGTACTGCGTCTTGGACAGGTTGAAGCTGACGAGCTTCACATAGATCGTCTGACCGTACCGGGTCGGGTCGACCTGCAGCTTCATCAAGTTGTCGTCGATGCGGATGAACGGGGCCCCGGCCGGGTGCGAGGAGGAAGCGGTGCCGCGGCAGCCACGCCGGAGGCTGGAGAGGCGGTACGACCCATCCACCTGGAGCGTAGCATCGCGGTATGCGATGACCTCACCTTCGAGCCAGCAGTCCGACGCGAGAGCGTCGCGCTCGACGTCGGTCACCGAGGCGAGCTGCCCCGCCGAGACGGAGAGGTCGACGTCGACGTTGTTCACGCTGTCGAACGGAGACCCAGCGTTCACCGCACCGACGGTCGTGCCGTAGGTCGCCGCTCCGATGTCGCCCTCGTACACATATGTGATCCCGTCCCAGGACAGCCAGACCTGTGAACCGCCCCAGTCCTTGTTCGCGCCGGACGTCCCGATCCACACCTCAGGGCCGCCCGACTCCGTGGCCGTCGGCGGGGGTGCGAAGATGATGGGCGTGTTCGAGAAGTACGGCTTGGTCCCATAGTCCTGCCCACCGCCCTCGCCGACCTCGGTGGCGAACCTAGCCGCTTGGGCGATGCCGATGGGCATCTCCTCCGCCTCGATCGTGATGTCCTGCGCGACCGGGTCCTCGTCGACGGAGGTGATGCGGACTGGCTTCCGGTCGAGCCCGAGCCGCGGCTCGGTGATCGTGATGATGTCAAGCGGCTCGAGCACCGCATGCTTGAAGCCGACCCGGATCTTGAACCTGTTGCGGACGTAGCACGAACGCTGCGCCATCAGCCTCGAGATGATCTGCGCGTGCCGCTGGTTCGTGATGCATGCCAGCCGGACCGCTTGTGCCTCGCGGACGCTCCCCGTCGCGTCGACATCGGCCTGGTCGACCTCAGACACGACGGCCACGTTGTACTCGTTGGCCTGGTCGAGATATTCCACGGGGATGCGGTTGTAGGTGTCCGACTGCCGCTTTCGCATGACGGTCACCGGACCGTCGTCGATGGACGCGACCGACCCGTCCGATCCGGTGAGCGCCGACATGTTGTCAATGACGATGTCGTAGACCGGCTGGAGGGCGGGCGTGAACGTCCCGACCGTCACGTCACCGAGCGGGACCACCCTGAGCTTGCCGTTCGACCAAGTCATCGCCGAGTTGGTGGAGTCGAGGATCGACTGCACGTAGTCGAGCGCTGCCTTCTGCTCGTTCAAGGCAGGCGAGACCTTGAAACCCATCTGGTCGCAATACCTGCGATAGCCACTCGCCACCGTCCCGTCGGGGCCGAGGTCGACCTCGATGCGCGATGCATCCCACCCGCAGCCGTAGATGGCGTTCGTGAGCATGTCGAAGACGACGGCCGCCGGATCGGCACCACCCACGTCCGTGTTCTCGTCGAGGAACCCACTCACCTCGAACGTGTAATTCTTCATCGAGTTGGATGAGCCGAGCGACATCCGCGGCGTGATGAGATACGCCGTCCCGGAGTAGCCGATCGCATAGCCGCTGTAGTTCCTCGTCCCCGAGTAGGTGATGATCACCGGACAGCCGAGGAGCGAGGCATCGCTGAACGTCACCTCCCAGTAGGCGCTGGCGCCGCTCCCCACCTTGACGATGGTGTAGTAGTACGGGTTGGGGTTCGCAGGATAGCCGAGGATGTCCTGATTCGGCCGGTAGAGCTGGCCGGTCCGGTAGCCCGCGCTCACCTGGCTCGAGTTGAGCAGATACTTCCACACGCCACCGTACTTGATGCGGATCGAAGCCGGAGGAATGAGCGACGTCGGCGACGTGATGTGGTCGAGCCCCGGGTCCTCGATGCGATACCCGTTCTCCGCCACGAACTCCTCGGTGGACTTCGCCACGGGCGTGGAGTCGAAGTAGGTCCACGGCGTCTGCGGCCGGGTCCCATGGAAGTAGGTGAAGACGCCGCCGTCGAGCTTGTCAAGCCCGCCGAACTGCTCCTTGTCACGCCAAACGCGGAGAATGTCGCCCACCGGACCTTCGCACAGGCCGATGGCGAACCCCTGATAGTAGGCGTCGGGCGTCCCAGAGCTGGGCGAGTTGCCGCCCTTTCCGCCGCCGCTCGCCGACTCTCCAGCCACCTTCTCCCAGAAGGACTGTGGCATCCAGATGAGGTTCCCGGCGATGCGATTCCGGCCGTAGAGCATCGGGACCGGACGGTCGAAGCACGATGTCCCGATCTGTACGCCGGTCAGCAGCTCCCCGGCGGTGGTGTAGTTCCCGACGCCGCCGAAGGCGTGGGAAAGCGTGCGGCCGACGTTCCTCGCGGTCTCAGATGCGCCAGACATGGTCAGCTCTCCCAGAGGCTCCAGCACCCACCGTACCTGCGGACGAGCCCGGAGTTTGCGTGAACGTCGTCAACGACGACCTTGCCGACGAAGATGAATGCATGCACTACCAGCGGCCAGCGGACGACGAGGGCCGAGTGAGAAAGGCAGCGTCCGAACTTGAACAGCGCGACGTCGCCCGGCAGTGGCTCGCGGCCGACGACGGGGCGGCAGTGACGCTCCACGACCGCTAGCATCAGCTCCTCGCTGTTGTGAAGTGCCCAGTCTTGCCGGTACGGAGCGATGTGATCCTTCACCCCGACCGTCTCGAACGCCGCGAGGAGGAGCTGGCCGCAATCGACTCCCACGCCCTTGAACCTGGCCGCATGCCTCCACGGCGTGTCGACCCACGACATCGCCTCGTCGACCACCGCCTTGCGCTGTTCCTGAGTGGTCATCTCACCGACTCCGGCCGCGGGACGTACGGGAACCCGCCGAACCGCAGCTCGTTGCCGAGCGCGGCACACGCAGGGCGGGTCTTCGCGCAGCCGCGGTAAAGCAAGAGCGTGTCACCAGGCTGCGCGACGGTGCCGAGCGGGAGAGCGAACGTGAGGACAGACCCGGCCTGTGACGACACCTGTCGACGGACGCCAGACAGCTGCCCGGACGTGAGCCGGAACGTCCCGAGCTGCCAGTCGGTGGCCGCCGGGCCGCTGTCGATGGTGAGCGTGTTCGTCGTGCAACCGACCACGACCGCGCTCGTCGGCGTCCGCGCGAGCCCGCACCGCTCGTCGTAGATGGCGAACGGGCACGATGCTTGGAAGACGCGGCGCGGGATGACCTTGTTGAGCTTCGCCAGCAGGCTCTCGACCGTGAAGACGACGCCGGTCGACGATGGCTGGCACGGACCGACCGTCCCCTCGAACCAGCTCACCGGCCCGAGGCTGATGTCACCCCAGTCGCTCATGTAGATGCGACTGATGGTCACCGAAGCGTCATCGAAGTCGCCGTCGAGCGCCGCTGCCTGCAGCCGCTTGCCGCTCGTGAGGTAGAAGTCGTCACCGACGCTCAGCTCCAGTTCAAGGTTGGACGTCTCGGCACCGGCGACATGATGAAGCTCTCCGCTCTTGTACGTGATGACCGGTCCGCGCGAGGCGTAGCCGAGGATGTCGACGTCGCCGGTCGTCCAGCGGTACGGGCCGGACCCGTCGACGGGCGCAATCTCCACCAGCTCGGCGGTGGCGACTTGGTTATGGGTCGCGATGTACTGGATGAGTTCTTCGGAGCAGGTCTTCATGTCACGCTCACCAGGTTGAGGGTCGGGACCTCCCAGACCCCGTCGACGATCTGCACGAAATCGAAGTCGTCTTGGTCGAATCTCACCAACCGCGGCAGCCCTTCGTGTGGGTCGGTGATGTAGAAGCTCCTGAGCGACCCGCGGTGGTCATCGATGAACTGCAGAAGCCCGCGGACCTCATCGACCGATACTCGCAGGAACTCGATCTGCAGCTCATAGCGCCACCGCGGCTGCGAGATCCAGTTGGTCACCTGCTCGAGCCCGGACTCACCCTCGACCACGGTGTTACCGAAGAACGGCTTGCGCTTGATGTCGATCTTGATGCCGGGGTAGTCGGGGAAGGTGGCCATGTCACTTCACCGTGATGAGTTCGAGGGTCGCCACGCTCCAGAGCCCATCCACGATCCGGCTCAGCTCGAAGTCATCGGAGTCGAACCGGCACAGCCGGGCGACGCCGTCGAGCGGGTCGGTGAACATGAACTTCCCTGCCCGGCCTCGCTGCGCAGTCACGAAGTCGACGAAGCTCGCCACATCACCTGCCTGGTCGATGAGCACCTCGATCGTCAGCTCGTACTGATACCGCGGAAAGCGACGGCGCGTGATGCGCTGCTCGTACCCGGTGACCGACGTGGTCTTCGAGGTGATGTAGACGACCTTGCGCTTGACCCTGATCGAGAGTCCGCGGAAGGTGGGAAACGTCGGCGTGTGAACGACCTGCGTGCCGGTCACCGGCCACTGACCAACGAGCGGCGTCTGACCGACGCGAGAGCTGCGTGGGAAGTAGGATGCCACCGGACTCTCCTTCAGGACATCGAAGCGGCGAGCGCAGCGTAGTCTCGCCGCCACTTGGGAGCGAGGACGAAGCGACCGTGCACGGTCGCCCTGCGCACGTACTCATCGTACACGCGCTGCGTGTCGGCGAACGCGGAGAGGTGGAGGTTGGAGACGCCGAACCGATAGATGAAGCTCCACCTCCTCGGCTCAGTCAGGTGAACGGGCGACGTCCTCACCTTGGCCTTGAGCGCCGAATCCATCATCGCGTCCTGCGGGCCAGACACCCGCGCGTACCCTCCGACCTCCCGCCACGCCTTCTTGGTGAACGCCGACGCGTTGTGGTTGACGCCCTGCGGGTGGGTCTTGTGGAGCGCCCCGTGACCGTCCATGAACCACGAGCCTTGCGGGTTCCAGTAGTCGTACCCCTCGTCGAGCCGGTCCACCGAATCCGCGATGCGCCTCGGGAGGCTGATGTCGTCGTCCTCCCACGAGAGGATGACCTCGCCACGAGCGCGCTCGATCGCGTGGTTGTACTTCTCTCCGAGGGTGGGGAACCGCTGCGGGTGGTTGATGACGCGGACCCCCGGCGCGTCGCAGACGATCGTCTGCCCGGGGTGGTCGTTGAGGATGATCAGCTCGCGGAGCGCCTCCGGGTAGGTCTGGCGCAGGAACGCCTCGACGCACTCCTCGATGAGCCACTGGTAGTCGCCGCCGACCCGGTTGTAGGTCGGGCAGATG